AGAGATAAGTTGGTTTTATCCAAAAAATAATTCCTCAAATATTGATAGAGTAGTGACATATAACTATTCTGAAAACACTTGGACAACGGGCTCTCTTGCTAGAACTTCTTGGTATGATGCTACTTTATATGACAAACCATATGCAACTGAATATAATCTAACCGGGACACCTACATTTCCTACAGTGCAAGGTGTCACTAATATTAATGGTTCCACAACTTACTATGCACACGAAGTAGGAGACAATGAAGTAGACTCTACAGGTGCAAAAACCGCAATACCTGCATTTATTCAGTCTGGAGATTTTGATATCTCCGATGGAGAGAGGTTTATAAGTATGAGAAGATTTATTCCCGATTTCAAATTATTAAACGGGAATGCTGAGATAACTATTAATCTTAGAAATTATTCTACAGACGCTGCATCTTCCTCTCCCTTAGGTCCTTTTACGGTTACAAGTTCTACTGACAAAGTTGATACTCGAGCTAGAGGTAGAGCAGCAAGTTTAAAAATAGCCAATACATCTACTGATGAAAGTTGGAGATATGGCACTTTTAGAGCAGATATACAACCTGATGGAATGAGATAATGGCTAGAGTAGATATTCAAATACCAGAACCTACACCAGATTATTCTGAAGAAAACCAAAGACAAGTGGCACAGTCTTTACAAACCTTAAAGGATAAATTAAATACATCATATCAGCAAGAAATTAAAAATGAACAAGATGCATTTAATTACTTCATGTCATGACTATACAATATAAAAATCAAGGTTTTAAACAAAGTGATACAAGTAAAACCACAGCTCTTACTTGTCCTACAGACGCAACTATAATAATTAAAAGTATTTATTGTGCAAACAACAATGCTTCATCAGCTATTTTAGTTAACATGAATTTAGTAGACTCTTCAGACTCAAGTACAGAATATGAATTTTTTAGAAATGATTTAGCTGCAAAAACACAAGTTAATGCTACTCCGCAAGGATTAAATTTAGAAGCAGGTGATGCTGTAACGGTACAAGCTGCTACGGGAAGTAATAATATTCAAGGCGCAATTAGTTATGCTTTAATAGATAGATCACAAGAAAATGGCTAAACAAAAATTTGTTCATTTTGTCCCTCGTCCAAAACCTAAGAAACGTCCAGGTCGTCACAAGAAAAGACTTAACAAAAAAGAAAAAAGAAGTTATAAGCGTTATCATAAACAAGGTAGATAATGCATTTTCCAATAACTATTGTAGATGATTTTTTTGCTAAACCTTATCTTATAAAAGAATTAAGTAAAAAATTTGAATATAATACTTGTGAAAAAGGAGCGTTTCCTGGACAAAGAACTTATCAACTAGGTACCCTCGAAGATGGTAAATTATTATTTGATTTTACGTGTAAAAAATTTTTAAGTATATTATATCCGACTGAAGGAGATGAAATAAATTTTATAGCACAACTTCATTTTCAAAGAATAAGTAATGAATATAAAAATCCAGGATTTATTCATTGTGATACTCCCATTGAACTAACTGCCTTAGTTTATCTTTCAGATCATGAAAACTGCGGAACAACTTTTTATGAACCCATTGATGGTTATCCATTTGGATGTGCAGCTACTCTTGAAAAAAAATATCATATTTACAAAAATAAAGATTTTACAGATGAACTTGAGACGGTTAATCACTGTAATAAAAATTTTAAAGAAATTTTAAATGTTCCGTCAAAATTTAATAGAGCAGTCCTTTTTGATGGTTCTTATTATCATGGTGTAAAAAATTTTGTAAATAATAATATAGATGAAGATAGATTAACACTTATCGCGTTCTTCCATTCTATAGAAAAAACAGGTATAAAGTATCCTATAACAGAAAACAAAAGAAGAGGTTAATTATGAGTGATATACCAACTATACCCGCTGAAGCTAAAGAAATAATAAAAAATAAAAGAACGGGTCAAGTTTATGAAACTAAAGACGCATTTGATGCTGATGTTGCAGATCCAAACACAGATACAACTGCAGATGATTTTAGACAAGACTTGGAAATAACAGTTGCAAAGCTTTCACTTAGTGGTAAAACTAAGGAATAATGAAGCCACGTGGTGCAACTGAATTACAATTAGAATTATTAGAAAAATACGTTTCTAAAGATCTTTTAGATCAAGTACAGATATGTACTTCTATTCCAGGTAAGGTTCCTATTGATCCAAATAAAGTAAATATACTTTGGCAAAAAAATTCTTGGGATCAAAATAATTTACAATCTTTTTTTGGTGATAAATCAAGACACCATGAATATGATTGGTATGTTTTCAATAGTCATTGGAATTACGAAAAATTTAGATATTTTTTTGACATACCTACAGACAAATCAATTGTAATTAAAAATGCTATAGAAAATTTTCCCAAAAGAAAAGTTTATAAAAAAGGTAGTCCGATAAAATTAATACATCATTGTACACCTTGGCGTGGTTTAAATGTTCTATTAGGAGCCATGCAAAATGTAAAAAATAAAAATATAACTTTAGATGTTTATAGTTCTTCGCAAGTTTATGGTGATGAATTCAAGGCAAGAGAGGATCATAACTTTACAGCTTTATATGAACAAGCAGACAAATTACCTAACGTAAATTATATAGGTTATAAACCTAATGAATATATTTTAGAAAAAATGCCAGACTATGATATGTTTGTTTACCCGTCTATTTTTGAAGAGACCTCGTGTGCTTCTGCATTAGAGGCTTTAGCATCAGGTGTTCATGTCATTACAAATAATTTTGGAGCATTGTATGAGACTTGTGCAGAGTGGCCTGTTTATGTGAATTACTCTAAAAATTATGAAACAATGGCAGACGATTTTGCAGCCGCAATTGATGTAGCAGCAAACTACCTTCACGAACCTTTCATTCAAGATCATTTAGAAGAACAACAAAAATTTTATAAAAGATTTTATAATTGGAACAAAAAGGCCATGGAATGGGCAAGTTTTTTAAAAGGTGCAATAAATGAAAAAAAATGAAGTATATATAAATGAAGATACGTATCAAACTTTAAAAGATATTAGAGTTAAATCAGAACCTTTCGAAAAAGCAATTCAACCTATTTGGAAGAATAAGATACAAAATGAAAATAAAACTCCATATTCAATATTTGTAGCAACACCTTGTCATTCAGAAGTATCCTTACATTATGTACAAGCTTTATTAAATTTTAGTAAATATTGTCATGCAAAGAAAATACATTATGAATGTCAAATTATGAAATCTTCTTTAGTAACACAAGGTCGTAATCTTTGTGTATCAGGTTTTTTAGAAAGTAATTGCACACACCTTTTGTTTATAGACTCTGATATTTGTTTTGAACCTACTTCAATAATGAAAATGATAGAAGCAAATAAAGATGTCATATCAATACCATACCCTTTAAAAACTTTTTTGTGGGACAAAGGAATTGATAAATTTAAAGAAGGTAAAATTAAAACACCTGAACAACTTGCTCAATCAATGAATACTTATCCTATGAAAGTAGCTGATAATTCTAATATAAAAATTAAAGATGGTGTAATTGAAGTTACTCATAGCCCTACAGGATGTATGTTAATTAAAAGAAGTGTATTTAACAAACTCATAGAAAAATATCCTGATAAGGAAATAAGACAAAATACTGTAATAAATGGTGCAGTTGTACCAAAGAAACATATGTGGAATTTTTTCGATACACATCATGACCCTGTATCTAAGACTTACCTTGGAGAAGATTTTTCTTTTTGTAAGCTTTGGAAGGATATAGGTGGTACTTGTCATGCTTATATATTAGATGAAATTACGCATGTAGGAGAACATCAATATACCGGTAAGTTTTACGATGAGTTGATTGTAAATGACTAAAATGGTAATATTAGCCTATATAAGGAAAATATTATATGGATCCATTTACACTCGCTTTAGCCACATTTGGCATACAAAAACTTCGTGGTAAATCTACGAAAACAGCTTTAAAAGACGCAGCTCTTATTGGAGGTTGCTCCTATGCAGTTGGAGCATTAACCCCAAATGTAGGTGCAACATCAATGTTTAGAAGACCTGCATTTTCTTCTATGGGATTTGATGGAGGACTTCAAAAAATTTTAGGTAAAAAAGCTATGACGCCTGAAGCGGTAAAAGCAGCAGGGCTTGAAGGAGAAGCTGCAACAAAAGCATTAGAAGGTTCTGGAATAGCAGGCATGAGTACAGGTACAAAACTTGCTGCAGCAGGATTTATTTTACCTTTCTTAGAAGGTGAAGAAGATTTAGGAGAAACTCCAGGTTACACAAAAAAAGATTATGATGATGCTTACAAAGAACAATCAGCAAAATTAGAAGGTAAGTTTAAACCGGTAGCAGCAGAATTACCATCAGATGTATTTCCTACATCAATGCCACAAAATATGTTTTATGCTAACCAAGGTGGACTAGCCACAGCACTTCCAAAGTATAATGAAGGTGGTGTAAATTATTTACCTTCAAAAATAGATCATGATGAAAATGATGTAAACAATTATGTAAGAGCGTCTGGATATGTAGAAGATGGTTCAGGCACAGGTGATAAAGATGAAGATACAATGTTAGCACAATTAGCTGATGGTGAATTTGTTTCTAGAGCTGATGCAGTATTAGGGGCAGGTATTTTATCTGGTGGAGATCCTAAAAGTTTTAAAAGCATGAGAAAAGCAGGTGCAGATTTCTTTTACGATCAACAAAAAAAATTTAAAAGAGTTTACGATTTAGTCAATGCAAGCAAAACAAAAAATTAAAACAAAAGTAGATGTACTTGAAATACATCCAGGGATCCTTGATCAATATTGGAATCTTTGTGAGTTTATGCTTAGGGAAGGTTTAAAGTATGACGGTAATCCTATGAGTATAGAAGATTTAAAGGAATATATTAAAACTGATAAAATGGGTCTATTTATGATGTTTGGATCTGACGATGGTATAGCTTACAAAGTGTTTGGTGTTTGTGTTCTTAGAATTACACCATTACCAAATTTTGCACAGTGTGAAGTTATACTTTTAAAAGGAGAGAAGAGAGAATTGTGGCAAGAGGAACTTGCTGATACAATTGAAAAAGCTGCCAAAGTTAATCAGTGTAAAAGAATTGCTGTACATGCACGACCTGGTTGGCAACCATTTTTAAAAACTAAAGGATGGGAAGTTAAAAGATATTTATATACTAAGGAGTTACAATAATGAGTTTTATTTTTGGTGGAGGATCTGCTCCTTCTAGTCCAGGTACATCAACCACAATACAAAGAGAAGCACCAGGTGTTGAAGCTAGAAAACTTTCGCTTTACGATCAAGCTGCACAATTAGCATCTCAACCGGTTAACTTGCCATCAATACAAGTAGCACCTTTGTCTGGTATTGAACAAGCAGCAATAACTCAGGCAGGCCAAACAGGTGTCGGAGCACCAACTACTACTGCAGGAATAGGATCTGTTTTACAATCTACAGCAGGACCTAATATTTCACAATTTTTAAATCCTTATCAATCTTATGTAACAAACGAAATTGCAAGACGTGGTGCAATGCAACAAAATCAAATTGCAGCTCAAGCTGTTCAAGCAGGTGCTTTTGGTGGTGGAAGAGAAGGTGTTCAACAAGCAGAATTACAAAGAGCAACACAACAGAATATTGGTCAATCTATGGCTCAAGGATTTCAAACTGCATTAGGTGCAGCTCAACAGCAAAGACAACAACAGTTAATGGCAGGCCAAGCTTTAGGCGCATTAGGTGCACAGCAGCAAGCAATGAGGATGCAAGACATTCAAGCTCAGATGCAGGCAGGTGCATTACAAAGAGGTGTCGGTCAACAGGCTCTTGAAGCTCAGAGACAGACAGCGTTACAAAGAGCGTATGAACCATATCAAAGAATAGAATTCTTAAAAGGAATTATGACTAATTTACCAACAACACAAAGTAGTGTTACAGCAACCACGGCTCCAGGTTCCAACCCATTCGCCCATAGATTAGGAACAGGTTTAGCTGCATACTCTGCTTATAACATGATGCAACCAAAATAATATGGATAAAGTTTTATTAAGACCTATGTTTAGAAACAGATACTTGAAAGAGTATAAAGTTAAAAAATTTAACACGGGTGGAATTGCAAGTCTTACTCCTAGAGAGAAAGCAATTTATGCTGCAACATTTGCAGGACCATTGTTACAAGGTAGACAAATGCAGGGTGAGTCTAGAATAAGCGCAACCCTTAGATCTTTAGGTGAAGGTGTATCTGCATTACCTGCTACCATGCTTAAATTAGAAGAAGTAGCTGCAGCAAAAGCAAAAGCTAACAAAACTAAAAGTATAAGACAAGCGACTGTAGATGAAAAAGTAAATATTTTAGGATTTAATAAAAATGATAGAGTTGTCGTAAAAGTTGAAGGCGATGAAATTACAGATATTGTAAGTAAACCTACTGCAGGAGAAATGAAAGATGCAGCTAAAAGACAATCTACACTTAAACTAGCAGATGACATCTTAGGTGATTTAGGAAAAGCAGAAAAGACAGGAAGAAATGTTTCTGGTCCATTAGCAGGTAAATATGCAAAGATAACTGCAGCATTAGGTTTCAATGCAAAAGCAGCTAACTTTAATACAAAACTTGAGACATTTAGAAAAGAAGCAATTGCTGCACTTAGGGGTGCACAAGTTGGTCCACTAGAGGAAGCAAGCTTTAATGCAATCTTACCTTCTATTACTGATCCAGAAAATGTTATCTATGAAAAGATACAAGTTTCAATTGATAAATTAAATGAGATTGAAGATAGATTAGGAGTTGGTGGTCAAGTTACAGATCCAGGTAACCTAGATTACTACACTTCTGCATTTCAAAAATTTGGAGTAAATGTTGATGATTTAAGTTATGATCCATCAAAAGATTTCTACAGTTTTGATGCTGATGGAAATTTAGTAAAGGAGTAACATGGGACAAATAAATGTAAAAGGTTTAGGTGTCGTTAATATTGAAGGTGAAACTCCTACAAGTGAAGAAGCTGCAAAAATCAAAGACGCTTTAAGTGAAATGAATTTTGAAAAAGGCACAGATCAAATTACTGATCAAGCTGCTGATGAGTATATGAAAAGCCCTTCGATGGGTAGAATACTTACAGAGGCAGGTTTATCAGTTGTTGGATCTTTAGCATTAGGTGGAGCATCTCTTCCCGGTATAGCTATACGAGGTGGTATGTTAGCAAAGCCATTTATAAAAGCATTATTAAAATCTTCTGCAGGTGCCGCAGCAGGTGGTGGTACCGGTGCAGCTGTTGCGCAAACATTTGACCCAAAAGAAAATGTAGTTAATGAAATAGTAAGAGCAGCAACAGAAGGTGCTGCAGCAGAAGTAATAGGTGGACCAATTGTAATTAAAGGTGGTCAGTATGTTTCTAAAATTTTAGGTAAGCCAAGACAATATGCAAAGATGCTTGAAGGTGCAGATGCAGCAGAAACAACATTAAGACAAAAAGCAAATGAAATTTTATATGGTAAAGAAGCTGCAAAATTTATTGCTAAAACAAGTGATGGTGCAATCAGACCATTAGAAGAACAAGTAAAATTACAAGCTAAACAAGGAATTGATGAAGCGGCCTTAAAAGAGTTTGCAGAGAAAAATGGTATACCAGACTCTAAACTTCAAGATCTTAAAGACTCAGCATTAGAGATGCAAAAAGGTTTAACGCCTGGAGTAAAGACAGAAAACAGAACAATTAACATTATTGAAAATATTGTATCTAAAGCTTTATTTGGAGGTGGTGCATTAAATAGACGAAGACTCGGAGCACAAAAAATGGGAGACTTAGTAGCTGATGAAACAGTTAAAAGCTTTCAGGAAATAACAATGAATGGTGTAAAAATTACTGATAAAGAAATGTTGGGTAATTTCTTTTTTAAAACTATTACAGATGCAGAAAGAATGTTTAAAGCTGCGAAAGATGGTATGTATAAAAAAGTTGATGATGCACTGATTGATGCATCAGGTAAAAATACAAAATATATGCCTACACTTCCAATAGAAGGTAAAGGTGGGTTGCAGGAGACTTTAATAAAATTGAGACAGCAAGCTCAGTTAGGTGTAGAAGAATTAAATCCTGCAGCGCAAACATTAAGTATATTTGCTAAAAAATTTAGAGATATTGCACAAGAGAGTTCAGGTTATATGAGTTATGCTCAAGCTAATGCATTAAGATCTGATCTTGCAGGTCAAATCAATAGATTTAGAGTAGCAGGGGATGGACCATCAGTTGGTAAATTAACACCACTACTACAAAAATTTGATGACATGCTTTCACCTGAGATGTTAGAAAGAAGTGGCTTAGATCCTTTAGCTGCTAAATTTTTAAGAGAAGCAAATGAATTTTACGAAGGTGGAATGGACATATTTCAAAGAGGTAGTTTGAATGCAGTATTAAGTAAAGGTATTGGACCTTCAAGTGATATAGGAGATATTTTTGCAGCTGTATTTAAAACAGGAGATAAATCAGATTTAGCAGGTAAAGTAGTAGAGCAAATAAAACAACTTCCAAAGTATACAGGTTATACAGATGAGACTGGTAAGTTTGTGCAAATTACTGCAAAACAAAGTCAAGATCTTTTAGACTCTTTTAAAGGACAGTTTCTAAATCAAGCTTTAGAAGCATCAAAGGTACCAGATCCACAATTTGGTAATTTTATAAATCCAAAAAAATTTGCTGATAGATTAGAAAAACAAGCATTAACAATGAAAAAAGTTTTTTCAACAGAAGAAATATCTAAGATAAATAATTTAATTGATACTTTAGCTTTTGGAGCAGGTGAGCTTACAAGAATGAAAGGTTTACCTGGAGGTGTATTTATACAGTTAAAACAAGCAGGTGCAGCAGGCCAACTATTACAATTAGGTGGTGCAGGGTTTGGATTAGCTACAGGAAATATATTACCGGCAGTTACTGTGTTAGCAGCTCCTGCCTTTTTAGCAAAAGGTTTATTAGATCCTAAGTTTCAAAGATTAATATTTGGAAAAGTTGGTGGTGAATTACCAGATGCACCAAGAGCTGCAGCAACTATGAGACAACTTATTGGAAGAATGTTTTCTGAAGGTTACATACCAGAAGAAGAAAGAGATACTGCATTACTCCAATTAAAAGCTTATGAAGATGCAGCAAAAGCAGGTGGGGTAAATATATTGCCACAAGAACCACCTCAATTACCACAAATAAATCCATCTGACTTTCCTGTAGTACAATCAGGTGGAGCTACACCAGGTGGATCAAATACACAAATGGCTCAAGCTTTAGGTCTCTTCAATAAAGGAGGGATAGCAAGTGTCAGAAAATAAAGATGTGTTAGCCCATCAAAGAATAGACGATCACGAAAGACTTTGTAGAATTATGCAAGAAGAAACTAATAAAAAAATAGAAGCTATTCATAATGATGTTCATAGATTAGAAAAAATTATGATTGCATCAACAGGTTTTTTGATGACTACAATGTTAGGAATAATTGTTGCACTTGTGATAAAATTAAATTAAAACGCATTGTGCGTTTAATTCAAGAAAAAAATAAATTTACTGTTACAGATTTAATACGTGAACAAAAGTATGAATATGCTAAATATACACGTAACGATAATGACGGGCCACGAACCTATAATGTTGGTTTGTTAAAAATACCATCAGTCACAACAATTCTTTCAGCAACACAATCAGAAGAAAAAAAGAAATCATTAGATGCATGGCGTGCTAGAGTAGGATATTCAGAAGCTCAGGCCATCACACAAAAAGCAGCATCTCGTGGAACTGAAATGCATTATGTGCTAGAACAATACATAAATGGTAAAGGTTATTTAAATATAACTGAGATGGGTGAGCAAGCTAGAATGATGGCTCATGAAATAATTAAAAATTTAGATTTATTTAAAACTGTTTGGGGTAATGAGGTAAACCTTTCATACGCAGATAAATGGGCAGGTTCAACAGACTGTGTTGGATTATATGATGAAAAACCAACAATCATTGATTTTAAACAAGCGAACAAACCTAAGAGAGAAGAATGGATTGAAGATTACTATTATCAAATTGCAGCATATTCTCTAGCACACAAATATAAATATGGTCCAATTGAACAAGGCTTAATATGTATTTGTACTAAGGATGGTTTGTATCAAGAATTTAAAATGAATGAAAAAAAATTAGAAGAGTATGAAAATAAATGGTTTGCTAGAGTAGATCAGTACGAAAAATTTATAGCCAATCTTGAGCCACCTCACCAAGAGTCTTCGCAGAAATCTTAATCTTACCTTCCAAAGAAGAAAGTATTAATTCATCAATAGAGTCTTTCACAATTAAATCTACATATGTGACTTTAGCAGTTTGACCATATCTATGAGCACGGTCTTCGCTTTGCTGACGGACCTCCAGGTTATAAGAATTGCTAAAGTATATAACATACCTAGCAGCAGTAAGGGTGAGACCATAACCACCAACAACAGGGTTACCAACGAGGAAGCGACATCGGTCATTATGCTGAAAACTTTCAACAGCACTTTTACGAACTTCAACTGAATCTTCTCCGTATATCGAAACCACTGAGTCTTTTCCATACACCTCCGTAAGTTTGTCTTTTATCATATGTATATTATTAACATAGTTAGCCCATATGATACACTTGTCTTCAGTCTCCTCCAATACACTCATCAACTCATCAAGCTTAGGATTTTTTTTGAAATTAATTATCTCACCTTCATCGGTTTTAACAAAACCATTAGTTATTTGGTGCAGTTTGAGAACTTCTGTTAATTTGTTTTGATATGACACTTCTTCATCATTTACTTTAGCAATCGCTAATCTTTTTAAAGTCTCATAAGTTTTACGTTGTTCTTCAGTAAGTTCGATATATCTTTGAATATACATTTTATCAGGAAGATCTAAACAATCTTTTTTTCTAACTCTATATGAAAATGATTTGAGCTTAGACTCAAGCTCATCTAGGTTAGTATAATATTTAGGAAACATAATTTGTCTTCCACCCATATCCATAGAATGCATAACAGCGTATCTAGATCTATAAGAGAAGAAACTTTCATAACCTAATAGTTTCCAATCTAGGAAAGCGCACTGTGTAAATAGATCAAGTGGTGATTTTGTTACCGGTGATCCTGTAAGAATTCTTTTAAATTTTACAAACTCACCTAATTTGCAAATTGTTTTAGTTCTTCTTGCGGCTCTATTTTTAATGCTCGTACTTTCATCAACAATCATGAGTGTACGTAAACCAATAACAGAAAGTAATTTCTCCAACCACTTTTGGCCTGATTTATGTGAGAGAGCTTCAACATTCATTAATATAAATTGTAGTTTAGAATTATTCAAATCTAGCTTTTTCTCTGAGTCTTTTTTCCATATCCAAATTTTAGTTTCTTCTGGTGAGTGAAAGTTTATTTCTTTTTCCCAATTTTGATAAACACTATTTGGTGCAATAACAATGCAATATGAGATGTATTTTTTTTGATATAAATAACAAGCATTATCTATAGCCACTTTTGTTTTGCCTGTTCCCATTTCCATAAAATATGCAAAGTTTCTCGCATTAGCACCTTGAGTTAGTGCATGCCTTTGGTGATCAAAAGGTTTAGTTTTATAGTTATACATTTTTATTTTTTTATAATTATTTTCTTGCAAAATTCAAACTAATAATATACTGACCATTTTAGGAGGTTCTTATGGACTTAGAAGCATTATCCACTGTGTCAGTGGATACAGGCATGTCAAAAGACATTGCCGAACATTGCAACAAGTTATTGGAAACTCAGAAGAAAATAACAGAGACTGAAGAACAATTAAAAAAGTTACAAGAAGTCGAACGTACTCTTTCTGAGCAAACAATCCCTAACTTAATGCATCAAGCAGGTATAGAGCTGCTTAGACTTACAGATAAATCTTCTGTTGAGATTAAGCCTTTTTATTCTGCTAGAATTCCTGCATCAAAAACTGATGAAGCATTTGCTTGGCTTCGAGAAAACGGACATGAAGACTTGATTAAAAACCAAGTATCTTTGGAGTTCGGTATGAAAGAAGACAATATGGCCAAATCAGTAGTGGAGGAGTTAAAATCAAAGGGACTTAACGTTAAGCAGAAAACATCAGTGCACCCAAGCACTCTTCGAGGATTTGTTAGAGAACAAATTGAAGAGAAGGGTAAAGATGTTCCTGCTGATTTGTTTGGAACCTACATTGCGAACAAGACTAAAATAACAACGAAGGAGTAATCATGCTACAAAAGCAAGACGCAAAGCCTCAAGCCAAAGAGGTTGTAAAAAAGGCAGACAACTTACCTGCAGCTATTGATCTAGAGTCAATGTCAGGTCAAGGATCAGAGTTTGTAACAGCTCGTGATCAAAAACTACCAATCCTTAAAATTCTTTATGCAAACTCACCTGTATTAGATGATACAGATGGTAAGTATATTGAAAGAGCTAAACAGGGGGACATTTATAGTGAGACCTCTGGAAACCTTTGGAAAGGTAAAGAGGGTGTTATTGTTGCACCTTGTCTTTATATAAATACATTTAATGAATGGAAGGATAGAGGTGACTCACCAGGAAGACCTGTGAAAATCCACACTGATCCATCTATCATGAGTGAAACGACAAGAGGTGATGATAACAAAGACAGATTACCAAATGGTAACTATGTTGAAGATACAGGCAATCACTTTGTTTATATTTTGGATAAAGATATGAACCCAATTGAGCAAGCTTTGATTGCTATGAAATCTACTCAAAAGAAAAAATCTAAAACTTGGAATTCTATGATTGGATCAAGAAGAGCCCAAGGTAAAAAAGGTTTTTATAATCCACCATCATGGTCAACTTGTTATAGGCTGACTACAACTAAAGAGTCTAATTCACAAAACTCTTGGTACGGTTGGGTAGTAGATTTTGTAGGTTTACTAAACACTGTTGAAAATCTAAAAACTTTAGAAGCAACTCAATCCTTTTATCAAAGCGCAATGAAGAGCGATATTTTTGGTAAAGTTGATTTTTCTGAAGTTCAAACAAAAACTGTAGACACAGAAAATACACCGTTCTAATGTATAAGGATCTCTTCAAAATATTTGAAGGCAATCCTAATCTTTATATCACTACCTCCCTCACAGGGGAGGTAGATGAACGGGGTAAAAGAGAAGCCAAAACACTCACGGTCCACGAACCTGTAACTGCACAGTTATGGAAAGATCACCTTGAAGGAAAACAAAGAATAGGTATCAAACCTGAAAACGAAGACATGTGTAAGTGGGGATGTATTGATGTGGATCCTCATAGCTATAAAGATTACAATCAAAAAAAAGTAGTAGACATAATTAGAGATTATAAATTACCATTAATACCTGTAAGATCTAAATCAGGTGGTTTACATTTATTTTTATTTTTAGACAAATGGTACCCTGTTGTAGATGTAAGAAAAAAATTAGATGAATGGAATAATAACTTCTTTCAATCATTAGAAGTTTTTCCAATGAACAAGTGCATGAATATGCCTTACTATAATATGAACTCTACCACAGAGTTTGCATATGAAGATAATAATACTCCTGTAATGATAGGAAGATTTTTAGAAATTATAAAAGAAAAAACTCATTCTTTAGAAAATTTAAAAAATTTAAAAGTACAACAATATGAACCTGAAACTTTTTGGAAACAATATCCACCGTGTGTACAAAAAATGATAACAGATAAATGGGCAGGTAATCATAGAAATGATTTATTATTTAATGTTGGTGTTCTTGAAATGAAAAAGGCTGATGGCCAATTAAATAAAAAACAATTAGTAGATATTTTATTAGAAAGAAATAAACAAGTCTTTGTATCTCCAATGGAAGATAAGGAGATAATGTCAACGTTAGCTAATAGCATTGGCAAAAAAGATTATAATTATAAATGTCCACCAAAGTTTAATGCTGTAGCTCCTATATGTGATAAGGACAAATGTAAATTTAGGTCCTTAGGTATTGGATCGCAAGCACCAGAAATTGTATCTGATTTTACAAATGTTACGTTTGTTAAAAGCACTAAATCAATCGAATACAGTTTTACATATCA